GGAAAGAAGGGACAATCGCGATAGGACGACCATTGAACATCAGTCTTGTCAAGCTTTTGCTTTCTGTGTTCGATGATTTGTTGTTGGATTTCGTCTGGGAGTCTGTCGAAGAAGTTGTTGAGGTTGGTTTTTTCTGCATAAGGATACTTAAACATTAGCTCATCAGGATCAATAAAAGAACCGTGATCATTGTGGAATATAAAGTTGTCAGCATTATCATACTTTGCAGGTATGTAATACATGCGAGACAAGTCTTTAGTTTGTTTGTCTCCGAGCTCGCCAAGTTCAGTTTGAAGGGCGTGCCAAAAAGCTTTAATTCTTTCATTCCGTACAGTCTTTGTAAGTGGGAAGACAAGACGAAACTTTGGCATAGACTTCGTACTGCTAGCAGTTGAATAACAAACAAAGTTATAATGACCAAACTTATCCATAAGTACGTCATATAGATCTCCATTTATTTCAAAATCATCTACATCTACTGCACACCAGCCAGCCCATTCGATTACATTTTTGTTTGCACGAGTAGTATCTTTCTCATATACAGCAGGAGACATAAGCATTGCGTCTTTTTTAGACGAACGTTTTACGTCAGACAAATCAAAAAGAACTCGCACGAAAGCATTCCAATTTGCTAACGAGAAGTTCTTCTGTGTCTTGTTATCGAAGATACTGTTAAACAGCGTCCCCGAGATTACCGGTGTTGTCATAATGTTTAGGTCCTACCCAACCTTCAGGTTTAATCAAATCTGGTAGACCAAGCGGATTTGGTCTGCTTTCTTTTACGCCAACTTCTTTTGCCATGTTAGCTGTATGTACAGCTTCCCATGCTTTTTGAGCGTCAACACCAAAGGCATCAAGAGTGCCGATCGCGATAACACAAAGATCTATTAAACCATCAACAACTTCAGGAGCGTTACGATCGTAAGTGGCTGCTAATTTTGTCTCATTTAATTCTTCTTCAAGAAACTTAATACGAAAGTCGAGAAACTTCTGCATAAGTTCATTGTTACCTTTATTCTTTTCCATCCAGTCGTGTACGCCATATTTAGCGTGCATGTCATGGATGTCATGATGCCAACGAGTCATTACCATCGGTTTCATATAATCTCCTGCAGTTGTAAATTTTAAATCGTTCATTTACTATATTATAAACTATTTTCACGTAAATGTAAACAGTCTCAGACAAAAAAATCCTCGAGTGTTGCGACTTCTTCTGGTTGCCAGCCAACCGCGTCAAGGATAAAACGTAAAGGCTCGAGGAACGTTTTATCGAACTGCTTATCGTAATCTATATATCGGTGAAGCTGCATCTCAGTTGGTAGGTGCATAGGAAATGAGATGACATTTTCTTTGATATGATTTGGGACTTTAAGATACGTAAATTTTATCTTATCGCCGTTACCGATAAGTTCGTATTTGTCTGTCAGTCCTCGAGCCTTAGCTTCTTTGTTATATAATAAGGAACCTCGTACGTGAATAGGTGTACCTTTCTTGTAGACAGTTTTCCTATCAGACCATTCTGTAATCTTCGTGACACCCCGTGGAAAAGCCACTTCTTCGGGTGGGAGTGATTTGAAATCTTGTTTGAATTTCTGTATGAAGTTCTGTACATCCGCTTCAGACGACTGAATGATAAGCTTGAATATTTCTTTAAACTTAGATCGACAAACCTCAGGGGTTGACGACTTAATGGCCTCAATGCCCATAATCTTGAGCTTAGGTTCATCGTATTGTACTCCTTCAGAGTTATGTACGTTAAGAATATACCGCTTCTTTGCTGTCCATATACCACGATCAGCGATAACTTCACGTTCCATAACCATACGATTCTCAAAGCAATTCATTTCTTTACAAAGATTAGCAAGAGTTTTTTCAAGCACTTTGCCAAAATGTTTATTACAAGATTCATCTAAGAACTTAATTGGATCCTTTGGATTGAATTTTTGTACAAACTTTTCGAAGTTAACGTAAATAGAATCCGTGTCAATTGCAATTACATAATCGTCTTTTGTATCGAGAAGTTTATTCATCTCATCGTTGATAGCTTTTTCGCATGTTTTGATGACGTGCTGACCGGTAAGCGTGATACCTTCAGCTACTCGAAGATCGAAGTATCGATACCACTTGTTACCAATAGCACCGAACAGAGAGTTCATCAAGATTTTTACAGCCATCTGTTTGTTATTAAGAGACGCGATCTGTTTTTCGATTTCTTTTGTAGAACCTTTTTGCTGTTCTTTCTGCCATTCAATCATCTGCTTCTTGACGTCTTTACGTTCAGCATAATACTTTTTAACAAGAATAGGAAATACGCCTTCACGACTGTTATCGAAGCCGACACCGTTTGCGGCTTTTGACATGTTTGTACTATTCATAGTCAAAGTTTCAGGCGACATGTTCCATTGCGCAATGATGTTAGGATACAGAGAATTCAAATCAAAAGAAACTACCCAGTTATGAGCGCCAACTTGAGGTTCTTTTACATGGCCACCAGCAAACTTAACATTTACGGATTCTCTTTCTACACGATCTGGCGGAGCAGGTACAGCAACTTTACGTTTTGCTAGTTCGCGATAGATAATGGAATCCCATATCGCTGTAGTACCAAAGATATCCGTAAAGTTTACACCAGCTTTATAGGCAAGAGTAAAGCCAAGACCGATAAGATCAAGCTTTTCATCCATACGATCGATAAGTTCGACGTCTTTAATATTGTAATCAATATAAAGTTGATAGTTTTCTTTGTAAAGATTGCGAAGAGAACCATATTCTGAATAAGACAGTTTCTTTTCACCAAGAACCACATGCGCGATATGGTTGAGAGAGTATGATTCTTGAGGACCGTATGAATAACCGAACTTCTGAAACAGATCCATATAATCAAGTTGACATATACCAGCTATTTGTTGAGCCTGCATGGTTTTCGTCTTGAGCTTTACAGTTTTTTCGCGAATAGCCCAATCATTAAGTTCTTTATGCCAAGGAGATATAAGCTTCTTAATATCAGTACCAAACAATTTTTCAACACGGTTGACAATGTATGGTATATCAAACATTCGTATATTCCAGCCAGTCAATACTTCTGGATAATTAGACATCCAATACTTGAGAAACCTTTCCATAAGTTCGTACTCATCTTCGCATTTTGTATATTGAACACGAAGATGAGTATGGGGAGATTTAGATTTATCATAGTCACCGCAGCCCCATACACGATATATGGATTCTTTGCTCGACTTAATCGTGATGGCTGTGACAGGATGAAGAGCTTCGTCAGGTTCAGGAAAACCGTCTTCTGAATGTACTTCAATATCAAGGTTAACTACATTGATAAGGCCTGGAACGAAGTCAATTTCGTTTGGAAACTTTTTCTGAATAAACTGCCAAAGTACTCGATCTTGACCGTAGTACTTGAAGTTTGATACGCCTTCGTATTTTTTTCTAAAGTCGTTAAATTCTCGATAAGATGAAAATTCAATTGGCGCAACTGGCGTGCCGTCAAGGGCACGCCAGTCTGTTCTTTCTTTTGTCGGTACGTACAGTTCTGGTTCGAGTTTGTATCTTGTCATGACGGGTTTGCCTTGATGATTGTACCCGCGATAAAGAACTGAATTACCGTACCGATCGTAATTTGTATAAAACGACATGTAACCTCCTATGCATTACTATTATATACTATTCGGAGGTAAATGTAAACGTTTTTTTTATGGTTTTGCAGCGTCTAATCCTTCTACATAATCCATCATGGTAGCAAGAGCACCATCATCAAGATCGCCAAACGGCTTAAATTTACCGGTCTTGATATCATGTGCGATATGTTCCGCATGAGCTGCAAGATCTGCTGGCATATTAGTCATTGGAGCCATAGCAACCATGCCAGTATCCATACCACCCCATGTATTTTTTTCTTCCCATGTACCATTCATAGCTGCTTCTACACGAGCAACATAGTAAGGACCCCATAAATCGAGAATAGATGTAAGTTGAGTATTAGGAGCAAACTTTATCATGTCTGACGCTTGACCAAAACCTTTGATACCTTCAGCTGCTGCCGCTGCAAGAGGTGCAGGAGAATCGGTATGTTGTGTGATAATATCGGCCCCACCAGCCATAAGAACTTTTGCTGCATCTGCTTCTTTTGGCGGATCGTACCATGTGTTTACCCATACAACATCAATATCAAAATCTGGATTTACTGATTTTGCTCCAAGATAAAAAGCGTTAATACCACGAATAACTTCTGGAATTGGAAACGATGCGATATAACCTGCTTTACCTGTTTTTGACATTGTACCAGCAATTACACCTTGTACATAACGACCTTCATAGAAACGTGAAGAATACGCAGACATGTTTGGTGCGGTTTTATATCCAGTTGCGTGTTCGAACAGAACGTCTGGGTTTTCTTTTGCGACTTTCAGCGTTTGTTCCATGTAGCCAAATGAAGTTGTGAAGATCATATCAACACCTTCGGCAACCATGGTATTTAAAACGCGTTCTGCATCAGGTCCATACTTGACGCTTTCTACATATACGGTTTCCACTTTGTCGCCAAACTCTCTGTCGATAGCTTGACGTCCTACGTCATGCATAAATGTCCAGCCATGATCTCCAACAGGACCAACATACACAAAGCCGACTTTAAACGGATCGGCCGCGAACGAATAAGACATTGTTGCGAGAAGCAATGCTCCCGCAGCTAATAGTTTTTTAAACATTTTTACTCCTTGAGGGTTAACATTAGATTGCGAAACTTTCGCCACAACCGCAGGAAGCAGTTGCATTTGGGTTTATTACTTTAAGATACGAACCACCAAGTTCGGTGACGTAATCGATCGTACAACCAAGTACGAACATTTCAGCCATAGGATCGACAACAAGATTATCTATAGTAGGAGATTCTTCAGTCGTGTCCCAAACATATTGAAAGCCAGAACAACCGCCACCTTTGACAGAAAGATACACATTCGGTTGTCCGACTTTCTTCATATATTCTCTTGCCGATTCAGTGAGTTCAAGCAAGTGCTCTCATCCTTTGTACAAGACGTTCAGCTCTGTTTGGTACCTGATTATACCAACGAGAATCTACCATCTCGTCAGCGGCACGGTTCCAATCTCGATCGTCTACAGCGGCTTTCATCCCTTTAAACTTAGAAAATCTCGGATATCCAAGGTTAAAGCACATGTTGGCGATGATGAGCTTGGCTTCGTCGGGAAGGTCGTGAAAGTCATCATAGAGGTGTTCGCAATCCTCAATCGTGATTCTAATATCTGATTCGAAGACTTCAGCAACGCGTTCTTCTGATACAGGTTCGCCAACATCCCATCCATATTCTGGATCTTCTTCTCGTACCAAATGACCGATGCCAAAAGTAGGCAAACCAAGATGGTCAAGATAAATTTCATATACCACTCCTTCATCATCCTCTAAATCTTCTTGTAGTCTTTGTAAATCCATAATATCTCCTTATGGCAATCCAACATAGTAAGGTTCCTTATTAGGATCCCATTCATGTCCGTATTTTTCTTTCCAAATTTCGTATTCGTCTTTATATGGTGTTTTGCAACCATATCCTGCTTCTGGTTTATATATTCTTGTACCATCATTATCATACTCCCAATCTCTTTCTGCAGGATCGGGGGACTGCACATTTATATCGTTCATTAGTTCCTCTTAAAAAAGCTGTTTGGTACCATAGAATCTGGAGGAGTATCATGGCATCGACAAGTATCACAATTACAACTTTGAGATTTATCAGTCATACCAACACCTATTTCTTCTACACATAGTGGCTGATAACAATGACATCTGCAACCGCATGCTGCACAATATCGATTCGATCCTTCCATATAATCCTCCAAAGATAAAAGGAGCACTTGCATGCTCCTTTCTATTTATTTAGTTAGTTTCTTTGGCTTTGTCATTTAACCAATCTGCCTCGTGCTCATTCCAGGGCCACATTACAGTTCTCCTAGAAGTGCTTTGAGTTTCTTCTTTGATTTGCCTAACGCCTTTGCCTTTGCGATATCATCTTTGTTTGATGTATCGTGACCGACAACGACAAGACCAATCATGCCCATACCTTTGTGAGGTGTACACCAGTAGTAGTAAATTCCAGGAACAGTAAACTCAATGCTTACCTCTTTTCCGTTTTTACTTTTCTTTGGGATATCAAATCCATCAGGTGCAGCAATGATTTCAACATTGTGTCCTTTAGATGTTGGTACCCATGTTACTGTATCACCAGTATCAACATGAACAAGCTCTTGGCTGTAAATCATCTTACGACCTTGAGCGTCCTTATTTAACATTTCAATCTCTACAGTTTTACCATAGGCAACGTTAGAGATTAATATGAATGCAAAGATTGCGCCTAGAAGTTTAATCATACCCAAATCCCTTTATACTTGAGTTGTTTCATACGGTTCTCAAGATCCACATGATCTGTAGCTTGAGCAAGATATGCCTCAACAGGGTCCTTAGGTGTGAATAGGTTAACTAGCCAATTTTTTATTGTTGTCATTTTCGATTACCTCGTTTCCAATTAAGATTTTACGAGGCTGCTTTTCTTTAGGAAGGACGACTTCTAAGTCGACAGTCAAGATTCCGTCCTGTAGATCCGCTCCGTTTACTTCCGTATATTCGGACAGTCTAAATGACTTTTTCCAGTTTCGAG